CTGCAAATAGTATCTGATCATTTTGTGTATCAAGATCTGATTCTGTAAGAACGCTACCATCATTAAAATCTACCTTTTTAGCAGTTATATTTGTATCTCGTTGAATATTAATAGCAACACCATTACCAGGTTCATTACCACTGGTAAATGTAATCTGCGTAGCACTGGTGAAAGTGTAATGGGTGGTAAGAGTTTTTAAGACACCACCAACAGTAACATCTAC